TTTTTTCCAAAGATCCATCGATACTTGTTTATTACAATCACCTGTATTTGCAATAAACTTATTAAATGTTAATCAGGCTCCAAATTCTTCAATAGATGAAGTTGATGCTATTGCTCTTTCTGTTGACACAAGCATGGGTGATCAAAATAAATCAGTCATAAATGATAAATATGTTAACTTTTTTAATAGAGAAAGATTTTGGAAACCTGATGCGGATTATTTACAAGGAATAATTACAAATAAGTATGCAATAAGCTCTGCTATAGAAGCTCCTTTATTTCAACTTGCAAATGTTGGAACAAAAAACATATCTTTTATAATACGTAAAGCATATGATCTTCAAGGATATAGTATTGCTGCAAAAGATTGGTATGGATCTACTGATAATATTCCATTTGATTGGATTCGTCCATATGATTTAATGAAGGAATATTTTATTCAAATTATAGCTATAGAAGGAGATTGGACAAGTTATAGTAGTTTATCAACAGACCCATTCTATACAGACTATTTTTCTGCAGATGGATTACTTCCAAGTAAACTTGTTGATTTTATTAATCTTGATAATGTTAATTTGGTGGGTTCTTGGACTGGAACTATTATACCAGAATTTAGAGATCAAACTGGAGCAGATCAATGTATAGAAAATATTGTTAATGCATCTACTCCATTAACAGGAATTCTTCTTAATATAAACAATGAAGCTCTTGATCAGATTGATGCTTCTGGTGGTAATTATTACTTAGGTGATGGAAATACAGTTAATACTGCAAATTATATGATAGATTTAGTTGGTCATAATCTTATTCAAGATGAGGCTGATAGTGTAATGACTAATTTTTTAAGTTATGATGTAAGTGTACTTCAAGAAGTTATTCATACTACTTTAGATGTTAGTTTGTTAGATACAACCGGAAAGAATTTTATATTGAATACAGATTCTTCTAATAAACAAAGAGAAATTACAGTAGGAACTTTCCTTAAAAAGGACGCCTCAGGAGAAGTAATACCTGGTGTAACTTATGTAACTTCTAAGATATTTAATGGAACAGAATATGAATTTGAAACAGCTGAACCTATTTATAATTATTCAGCATTTTTAACAGGCGATGGTTCTGTTTATACACAAAAAATTATAGATGATGCTTCTATAACATCAGTTTATAAAATATTGAAATTAGATGGATTAACTTTAACAAATAATCATTTACCAGGATATGATGAAGATGGAGCTATTAGTTTAGAAGAAGGTCTTACAAAAATTTATGAAATGTTAGATGATCAAGGAATCCTTAGGGGATTAACAAATCCCGATATGATTAACTATCGTTATGTTGTTGACACAATGGCTAATGGATTACAACCAGAACTTGGTGGAAAAGTTTATTTATCAAGACTTGCTAAGAAAAGAGGAAAAACTACAGCAATAATTTCTGCACCATCTATAAGTCAATTCTCCTCATCGCAAAATCCTTACTTTTGTGATATATTTGTATCGGGTGTGGATCCTAAACCTATTTTCTCGACAGAATGGATTGCCCAAGGAGGTAACCCAGATATGCCAAGAACATTTAGATTTTCACTTCCAACAGAAGATAATGGAGCTAGATATTGTGGAGTATTTGGACCATTCTTAAGATATTATGAAAATGGTCGTACATTCTCAGTACCACCTGCTGCTGATGTATCTAATACTTATATTAGAAAATTTTTAGGTGGAGATCCTTTTGCAATTGTAGCAAATAAAAATGGTATTATTTCTAATGCTAATGTTGGTGGAGTTGAATATAATGTAGATCAAACTGATAGAGATTATCTTGAACCATTTGGATATAACTCAATTATTGAAAGACCTCAAACTTCTCAAGTTCTTATTTATGCAAATAAAACTTCTTATCAAAGTATAAAAAGTGATTACAATTATTTACACGTAAGAGAAATACTTAATACAATTGAATTACAAGTTGATGATGTTCTTCAGAGTTTTGTATTTGATTATAATACTCCAGTTTCAAGACTTAATGTTGTTAATTCAATAACTCCTATACTTGAATCAATAAAAGACGCAGGAGCACTTTTTGACTATGAACTTATAATGGATGAAAATAACAATACCGGAGAAGTTATAGATGAAGGATTTGGACTTGTAGATATTGGAGTTTGGATTAATAAAGGAATGGAAAAAATAATAAATAGAATTACTGTTAATAAACTTGGAACTGCAAGTTCTGGTGGATTTACAACAGTTTAATTGAATAAATATAAAAATAATTAATAATATGGCTGATAATTTCAAAAGTCAAGGTTTATTTGGTTTACCGCATTGGAAAAACTCAAGAGCAGCGCAAGAATTATATGAACCGGTCTATCTTAATCTTTTCACAGTTCAAATAGCACTCCCTGTAGGAGTAGGTTCAACTGATGAGAATACCAATTTATTGCTTGAAAATGTACAAAATATAACGGGATTAGTATCTCATTCATTCCCGTCATCACCTGTAGCTCAACAATATAAATGGGCTGCTAGAAGGTTTGCTGGCGCTAAGCCTGATGTAACTACAATGGATGTAGGACTTAATTTCGAAATAAACTTAAATAAAACACCAAGTGCTTATGTATTAAAGACACTTAGAAAATGGTGTGATTTAGTTTATGATCCATTAACTGGTAGAACAGGCTTAAAGGCTGATTATGTATCTCCATGGATGATTATTACAATGTATGATAGAGCTGCAAATCCGTTTTGGCAATGGAAATGTTACAATGTATTTCCAATGTCTCAAATTCCAGCCCCCGAACTTGGATTTATGTCTGAAGAACTTTATAGAATCGAAGGATTTACATTAGCTGTTGATTCATGGGATGAAAGTATTATTTAAAAATAAACTCAATAAAATTTTAAAATCACTAAAATAAATTTTAGTGATTTTTTTTTTATGTATTTATTATAAATTGATTGAAAACTATTTCCTTTTTGAATATATAATTAAAAATGAAAAATTTAGTTTTATGTAAAGATTTTAATGGAAATTCTTTTAGGGTTAAAAAAGATGACCCAAGATATTTAAATGGAGAATTAAAACCTATTGCTAAAGGATTTGTGGTTGTTAAAGATTTTAATGGAAATTCTTTTAGGGTTAAAAAAGATGACCCAAGATATTTAAATGGAGAATTAGTATTTATATCAAGTGGTTTAGTTAATGTTATTTATAATAATAAAATATTTGAATGTAAACCAAATCACCCTAATATTTTAAATGGATTATATAAAATTTTAAAAGGGAATAAAAATAAATATATTCATAAAAAAACACACCAAGTTTTATTTTTATTTAAAGAAGATCCTCTTGTTGTAAATCAAGAGGTAGAAAAATATTTAAAATATATTATAACAGTTAAGGATAAACTAGGAAAATGCTTTACTGTTTTTAAATGGGATAAAAGATTAATTTCAAATGAAGTTATTCCAGTAGCAACTAAACATACCATTAATTGTAAAGTACATGGATTTCATATAATTCGAGATCAAAAACGAAAAAAAGAAGCTCAAATACCAGAAAAATATAAAATTTATTGTCCTGAGTGTATAAAATTTTATTTAAGTGATAATTATAAACCCTCAAAGCTAGATAAATTAGAATGTAAAAAGTTTTTAGATGAATTTAATTTTATTAGTTCTAATCAACAAACAGAAAAATATTTTAAAAAAAATCTATCTAAGTTTTATACTATTATTAAGAAAGAATTTAATAATTTAAATAAAGATCAAAAAATAAACTTTGCTCAAAAAATATTTTTATTTAAAAATGGTAATAAAATACCTATTTGTAATGTCAAAGGATGTAACAATAATGTAGAATTATATAAAAATGGTCTTGCATTTCACTTATATTGTAGAAAACATGAATTTCATTATTTTAGTAGTAAAGGGGAAAATGAAATATTTTCTTTTATAGAGAAAAATTATAACGAAGAAATTCTTCAAAATTATAGAAAATTAGGTATAGAACTTGATATTTATATTCCAGATTTAAAATTAGCATTTGAATTTAATGGTATTTATTGGCATAGTGATTTATTTAAAAATAAGAAATATCATTATGATAAATATATGTATTTTAAAAACAAAAATATAAATCTTATAAATATATGGGAAGATGATTGGAATTATAAAAAAGATATAATTAAATCTATTATCTTAAACAAACTAAATAAAAACAAAAATAAAATAAACGGTAGGCAATGCCAAATAAAAATAGTTAATAATAAAGATAAAACTATATTTTTAAATAAAAATCATTTACAAGGAAATTCTCAATCTTCCATAAATTTAGGATTATTTTATAATGATGAATTAGTTTCTTTAATGACCTTTGGTAAAAAAAGAAAGATCTTAGGTCAAACTTCTAAAGAAAATGAATACGAACTCTTAAGATTTTGTTCTAAGTTAAACACTTCTGTTATTGGCGGTGCTTCTAAATTATTTAAACACTTTATAAGAAATTATAAACCAAATAAGATAATTTCTTATGCATCTTGTGATATAAGTGATGGATCTTTATATAAAATATTAGGTTTTAATGAAATTGGTCATACAGGAATAAATTATTGGTGGGTCAAAGATAAACGTTATCATCGGTCGGGTTTTATGAAACATAAACTCGTTAGAGAAGGTGCTGATCCTAATAAAACAGAAAATCAAATAATGCATGAAGATGGTTTTAATAAAATTTGGGGTACTGGTAATTTAAAATATGAATTTACAATATAAACTTTTCTTTTTTTTAGAACCTGGGTAGTTTTTTTACATATAATGATATATAAATAGATTAAAAATACAAAAAAAATATGGGAAAGACTCGAACTGAATTAAATGAAGAAAAATTAAAAAATTTCGCCGAAAAAGCAGAAAGTGGAAAAACTCAAGCAAACATAGTAAAAGTAAAAGATGCTGTAGGTACTCCAATTCAAAATACTTCAGATGTTCATAAACCATGGACAGAAAAACAATCTCAAGTAGATTTATCAAATCAACTTGGTTGGCATCAACTTCCTATAGGAGATCTTCCAACACAAGGATTCTTCTATCCAGAGGGAACAGAAATTACAATTCGAGCAGCTATTGGGAATGAAATAAGACATTGGTCTACTATTAATGAAGAAGATCTTTCTTTACTTGATGATATGCTCAATTATGTAATTGAAAGATGTTGTAAAATAAAATTTTCTGATAAAATGTCTTCTTGGAGAGATATAAAGGAAATTGATCGTTTTTATATTCTACTTGCAATTAGTGAACTTACTTTTGTAAATGGAGAAAATAAACTTCAAGTAAAAACTTCTGAAACTTCAAAAGTTGATGTTACAAAGGATATGGTTAAATACATAACCTTTGATGAAAGATTAATGAAGCATTATAATTCTAAAGAAAGATTATTTGTTTTTACACTTAAAAATGGAAAGAAAATTAAAGTTACAATTCCTTCTACAGGAGTAACCAATTGGTTAAAAAATTATATTCAACGAAAAAGACTTGGAAACGAAGTTATCGATGAAGATTTTATAAGCTTTGCGCCTTTTGTTATTTTAGATTGGAGAGGTTTAAATGATAATACATATGAACAAATAATTGTAAATTCTCATGATTGGTCTACACTTGAAATTTCCATATTAACAAAAATTCGTGATATTTTTGGAGATGCGGTTGATCCTGTAGTTAGATATCAAGATGAGGAAGGAGGGGAACGAGAGGTTCCATTAACCTTTCAAGGCGGGATTAAATCTCTTTTCCTTATTTCAGATCCATTTTCAGAATTGGTGTAAGATTGAATTCATCTGTACTCATAAACTACACATAAGTCCTACAGATTTAAGACAGCTAGAGTTCTATGAAATAGAATATCTGTTAAAAAACTATGAAGAATATATAGATGAAGAAGAAAAAACTTACAAAAAACAAGAGAAACAACAACAGAAACAATATCAACAAAATCAGCCTAAAGTTAGTACACCTAAATTAGGTTCAGATTATGGTGGGTTTAAAACCCCAAAATTACAAATTCCTAAAATAAATATTCCAAAGACTAATTTTTAAAATAATATTCATATAAAAAATTTCCATTACCCCAAATTTTATTAAAACCTCTAGAATACATTATTTCATTTTCAGTTTTGGTTGGATCAGCACCATCTTTAACGAGTTTATATTTCATAAAATTTGATCTATGATAACGTTTATCTTTGACCCACCAATAATTTATTCCTGTATGACCAATTTCATTAAAACCTAATATTTTATATAAAGATCCATCACTTATATCACAAGATGCATAAGAAATTATCTTATTTGGTTTATAATTTCTTATAAAGTGTTTAAATAATTTAGAAGCACCGCCAATAACAGAAGTGTTTAACTTAGAACAAAAACGAAGTAGTTCATGTTGCTTTTTTCCGGATATTTTTCTTTTGCCAAAGGTCATTAAAGAAACCAATTCATCATTATAATAAAGACCTAAATTTACTTTTGATAAACACCATCCCTGTAGATGGTTACTATCTAAAAATTCCTTTGATTTATTAAAAGGAACTTCTTTAATGATACATTTTCTTGCATAAATCTTTTCTTTATTTTTACCTATTTTATTTAAGATAATAGATTTAACTATATTTTGTTTAAAATTCCAATCATCTTCCCATATCGTCATAAGTTTAATTCCATTATCTTTACATAATTTCCATTTATTATAGTGATATTTCTTTTCTTTGAATAAATCACTATGCCAATAAAGACCATTAAACTCAAATGCTAGATTTAGACTAGGAATATAAATATCTAGTTCTTTTTTATCTATTTTATAATTTTGTAAGATTTCTTTATTATAATTTTTTGTTATAAAAGAAAAAACTTCTATTTCTTGTTTTGATGTGTGATGATTATTTAAATGGTGATTACAATAAATTTTATACATTTTTTTAGAAAGAGAAAAATCTACTTCTCTATCACAACTTAAACATTTTGGTTTATTTTTTAGTTTATTTTTGAATAAATAAACTCTTTCTTTAAAATTTATTTCTTTATATTTTTGACTCCATCTAAAAATACTTATATATAGTTGCGGATAATAAAATTTAAGATATGATTCTTCATTTTGTTTTGCATGTTTTATAATTTCAATAAATTTATTTTGATTATCAATAAATTCCCTTTCTGATATTTTTATTTTTTTTATAAACTCATTTATACACTCTTCACAATAAAATTCATTATCTATTAAATATTTTTTATTGAATTTTTCTATGGATATAATTAAATCACCATGTTTGCAATAATTTTTTAGTAAATAATTATGTTTATCATATGATTTTATAATTTTATTAAATTTAGGGTATTTATTTCTTAATCTTTTAATAGATTTTTTTCGCATTCCTTTCTTTATATTTTTTATTCCTTTTTGTGATAAATTATAACTATAATTATAAAAATCATCAGAGGATGTATAGTTTATTATCATATTTTGAAAGGATTTAATTAAAGAATTTTTATCTTCAAACTTTTTAATTATGTCCTTTCTAAAATTTTTAATATTATATTTTTTAACATCTTTTAGTAGAAATTTATTTGAGGAATAAGTTTTTTTAAATTTTATATTATTTCCAATATATTTTCCTATTAATTTCTTTCCTGTTATTTCATTAGTTATTCTATAAATTAAATAATACATAGTTATTGTTTTTAATTATATATTTTATATGGTAAAAAGATTTAATCAAAAAGTACTTTTTTGTTTAAGAGATATATAAATAAAATCTTTTTACATGGCTAAAACAGCTAATGAACTTCTAAGTGGAATTCTCAAAACAGTTTCGAATATTAATACAAAATTAGATGGGGACAAAAAATCTAAAAAGTCAACAGCTAGTGATGATATTAAAGATAGTGTTAAAGATAATGTCAAAGATGCACTAAATATCTCTAGTGCATTATTAAAATTCACAAAAGTAAAACCTGAAACAACAAAATCCTTTATCACATTTTTGAATGATGTAATGAAAGTTGCAGAGGATTCAAAAGGCGGTAAAAATTTCAAAATATTTTCTGAAGGAATGATTTCTATTTCAAATTCTTTACCAGAAATGGCAAAAGGATTAAATGATCTTGGAAAAATGAAAACAAAAAGGGTGGATGCTGCATTAGGAACCATGAAAAAACTTTATATGCTAATGTATGAGTTAGGTGATGGAAGACATGCTAGAAAAATAGAAAGATCAATTAGATTATTTGATAAATTAGGAGGGGCTCTTAGAAAAATGACAGCCCCTCTACGAATATTATCTAATTTTTTAACATACTTGGGATTATCATTTGTTGTATTTGCTGTAAGTATTGTTGCTGCGGGTGCTATACTTAAATTATCAACAAAAACTAAAGATGAAAAGGGCGGAGGATTATTATTACCAATAGTGGGTGTTGTTCTTGGAACAGTTGCTGTTTTGGTAGGTATTCTTGTTCTTCTCACTGTAGCTCGTAAATTTTTAACACCTGGATTAAAAGTAATTAAAGGAATTGGTAAGGGTTTACTAATGTTATCTTTGGGAATTTTAGGATTTACATTATCATTACTTCTTATTGCATCAGCAATGCATGCTGGATTAGGATTTGGTGGAATAATGAAATCATTAGGAATTCTTGCAGGAATAATAGTAGGTGTTGTTGGACTATTTGCTCTATTAGGCGTTGCCGGGAAAGTAGTTAGAAAAGGAGTACTCTCTACAGCTTTAATTGGATTAGGATTAACTATAATGGCATTATCTATGGCATTTTTAGTAACTACAGCCGCAGGAATTTCTGCAATGATTGGTCCAGTTGGTGGTCTTGGTGGTGAAAAGGTTAAATTTCTTGGTAAAGAAGTGCCTCCGATTGTTAGAGGTTTAGGAACTATTGGAATGATATTCATTGGTGCTGCTGCATTATTTGCATTATTAGGTATCCCTGCAGTTGCTTTAGTTGTTGCAACAGGGGTGGCTGTATCTATGGGAATTTCAGGATCCTTATTATTACTTGCTCATGCTACTAAAAAATTAGTAGCAGTTTCAAGTGATATACCTGATGATTTTGGAGATAAACTAGAATTAATGATAAGTGGATTATTACAAGGGGTAAGTGGAGGAATAAGTAAAGGATTAACAGGAAAAAGAGAAAAAGGAGCATCAAAATTAGGAGCAGCTCTTAAAAATACAGCAATATTAATGGGTGGAATGGGCTTATTATTTACAGTATCATTATCATTATCAATGTTTGCAAAAGCACTTACAGCATTTTCT